CCCCGATCCGCGTGTCCAGTTCCTCCTTGGAGTGGACGGTGCGGTGGGTGATTTCCTTCTTGTCCACGAACATGCCCAAGTACTTGGCAAGGTTTTCCATGGCACGGTTGGCGTTGGTGAAGTCGCCGGTCTGCATGGCTGCCGTGGCAATGTCGTTGAACCACTTGACGACGTCTTCGATGTTGATTTTCATGCGGGCTTTCTCCTCGATTTCGAATGCGGTCACTAGATCGTGGAAGTGCGGAAGGGCCAAGTTCTTGTTGGCGATGCGGAGCAGGATGTTGTAGTTGTTGGTGTCGTAGCCGGCGAGCCGGGCCGCACCGCACTTGTTGGTCCGGCCGTTCAAGGCGTACTGGCGGGCGAACTCCACCTGCTTCGGGGTCAGGTTCTTGAAGCGTTCCACCTTGTCCCAATGCGCGTGCCACGTCTCGCGAAGCTGGTCCTTGATGGAGCGGATTGCCTCGACGTGCTGCTTGGTGACGGCTCGCTTGGGCTGGTGGATGTTAAGTTCCCGTAGTTCACGACGGTACTGCCGTTGCCGCATGCCTTGCGAGAGGCGGTTGGGCTTGCGCGCACGATCCGCCTTCTCCTTTTGCACAAGGTAGTCCGGCTTGGGCTTCGTCGAGACTACGGGAACGTAGGGCTCGTCAGGCTTCTTTTTGCTCATGCGCGGCTGTATCCTCCTCGTCGACACGGACGATGGAAATGCGGGACCGGCCCTTCTGCGTGTGGCTGCCTGAACGACCCGCGCTGTAGAAGCGGAGGCCATGGCGTTCGAGGGCAGGACGGATGCGCCGGAGTTCAGCAGCAAAGCTGTGGGAGGTTTGCGGCAGGCGCTCGCGGGGGCCGATGTTCATTTCCAGTTGACCAATCAGGTCCGAGTAGGTTCCAGAGAACTCCTTTTGCTTTTCCATCATACGCAACATAGCAGAGGCCATGCCGTGGAATTCCAGCATCTGGCTCTCGGCAGCCGAGCGGTTCCGCTTGTAGACCTCCATGAGACGGCCCTCCGGCCACCCGAAAGCGTGTTCGGCGGCGACGGCCCATACGGCGAAGGCAGACATGCGGGGCTTTTCGGCCAGTACCACATTACCATAGTTCTGCGTAGCAATCAACGCGGCGTTCATGAGGGAGCCCAGCAGCTTGGCGTGGTTGGCGTGGAAGGCGTCCCAGAACTCGCTGTCGTCCCGGCGGAACTTGGGGTCGATGCGGGGCAGATGCACGTGGATGGAGCGGTCCACAAGATCGCCACGCTCGACGACGTCCGGGATACCGTTCATGGCAACGGGCCGGCAGACGCGGACTGCGGACTCTTCGGCGTTGGTATAGAGGGCACGGCCGCCCTGCGCTCCGGTGCCGGTGCTGATGACGCAGAGGGCGTCGGACATCTTGTTGGTGATGTGCGACACGTTGTCGTAAGCGAGGACGAAGGAGTTGCGAACCATGGCTTGCAGGTCGCGCTGGTCCTCGGGCGGGGTACGCATGTCGAGGGCGTGCGGGTCGATGATGCGACGCATCAGGCGCAGGATGGTGGACTTGCCGGAACCCTGCTCGCCCGAAATGGTGAGGACAGGGTAGGGACCTTCGGGGCGCAGGCAGCCCAGCAGCCACGCGATGAGGAGCATGAGGGTGTCGTCATCGGCGGCAACGAACTGCTTGAGGAGGCGCGGGAACTCGGAAGCTGGGACCGAGAGGTCAGGCTCGACGAGGGGCAGCATGCCGGCGCCGCGAAGCATGCGGATATGGGTCGGGCCGCCCGGGACGCGGGTTATGCCGTTGGCGCTGATGTGCCATGCGTCGTTGGCGTCGTTGCCGATGTCGAGGTACAGGTCGCCCAGTTTGCCGCCGACGCGGATGTAGTCCTTGACCTTCTGGCCGCGCGAACGTACCCAGTGGGAGAAGTAGGTCTGGGCCGCAGCAAACAGGTCGCCGTTGGGCAGGTGACCGGCGGTGTCCACGCAGAATGCGGAGAACCAGCCACGGAAATCGCAGTGGCCGGCGGGTGTGACGGACAGGGTGCGGCGGATGCCGGCTTCGGTGTAGTCGAGGAACAGACGGCCGTCCTCGGTGGTCCACGGCGTAAGGTGGAGCTTCGCGTCGTTGAGAAGCTGGACGCGGTTGATCTTGTCGCTCATGGCTGCTCCTTGGTTAGGAGCCCATCTTAGGCGAGGTGAGGAAGGAGTGCAAGTAGATTCTCACCACTCTCACCTACTACTCGGTGACGCGGAAGTTGGTGTTCGTCAGGATGGCTAGGATGGACGTAAGCACCGCATTGATGGACGTGATGGCCGCCGAGTTGGTGGCGCCCGTGGCAGAAGCGGCACTTACGCGGATTTCGAGCGCAGATACGACGTTGTTGGTCGAGGTGATGGCTGCCGATACGGCATTGACCTGAATTTGGAGCGCCGAGACGGAAGCCGAGACGGCCGCTATCCGCGTATCAAGTGCAGAGGCTCGCGCCGATACGGTGCTGACGCGGATCTCAAGGGCCGAGACGACATTGTTAACGGAGGTGATAGCTGCGGTGTTGACGGAAGTGACGGCCGAAACGGCGGCAAGCTGGATATTGAGTGCTGAGATGGAGGCTTGCGCGTTGATAAGGGCCGGGGAGTTGGTCCAAACTTGGGCACTGACATTGTAGGCGAGGACTTCGCCGTCGGCGAGGGAGGTGCTGGTGGAGGTCTTGACGTCGTGGAGTTCGCCAAGTTCGTAGCCGTTCTGGACTTTGACGTAGATTTCGCCTGCACCGCCAGAGCCGCCCTTGACGATGTAGCCCATCTGGACTAGATGCTGCGGTGCTTCGGGCTTAGTGGGCGTCAGTTCGCCAGCCGAGACTGGGGACAGGTATACGATGGCGCCATCGGTATAGCCGAGGGTGTTGACGTTCCTGATGAGGCCGTCGGTTGCGACGTAGCCAGAACGGTTGACGGAGACCGTCTCCAGCATGATGCCGAAGATGGTCAGGCTGTCGGCATCGCTGTCGGCCTGGGCGAGGGCGCCCGTAAGGCGCTGACCTTGAGAGCCGGTGACGCGAACGGCCTTGCCCTTGGGCAGAGTGACGCCGCTGTTGTTGTAGACTTGGGCGACGGTGCGCTGACCGATAAGCAGGTTGACGGTGCCGGTCAGGCCCAGATCGAGAGTGCCGGACTCGATGTCCCACGTCAGGCGGCCCGGTGTAGGCGCATAGCTGGTCGTGGTGTTGAAGTCGATATACTGGACGTTGGTAAGGAAGTCGCCGTTGCGGAAAGCTTTGGTCGAGACGACCGCGTTGACGGAGGTGAGAGCAGCGCCCAGCGAAACGGCAGCGGCCGAGACTGCACTGACACGGACTTCAAGAGCCGAGACGATGTTGTTGGTAGACGTGAGGGCAGAGCCAAGCGATACGATGGCTGCCGAGGCGTTGCTGACCCGGATTTCTAGGACCGAGACAACATTGTTGACAGAGGTGATGGCGGCTGCGTTAGTGACGCCGGTCGCAGAGGCCGCGCTGACGCGGATTTCTAGGGCGGAAACTACGTTGTTGACGGAGGTGATTGCGGCAGCGTTGACAGAGGTGGCGGCCGAGACAGCGTCGAGTTGGACTTGCAGGGCGCTGATAGAGGCCGAGACGTTGTCGACACGGATTTCGAGGACCGAGACGCGCGTCGAAAGGACGCCTAGAGCGGAGACGTCAAGGGCTGCGAGAGCAGAGTTGATTGCGGAAATGGATGCTTGGACTTCTACCATCTCGACGGAAAGGGTAGAAACGGCAGCATCAGTAATGACGAGGGCAGCGGAGACGGCAGCGATCTGAGCCGCATTGGCAGAGACCGCCGCCGAAACCGTGTCTAGTCGCAACGAGACCGCAGCAAGATCGTTGCTAACGGCGCTGGTCGCGAAGATGGCCACCTCAGACAAGTTGGTCTGGAGCGTGCCACTGTTCTGCACAATAGGCAGAAGCTCGACGCCGGTAAGTGGTCCCGCCGTCGCAAGTTCAGAAATCTTTTTTGGGTCGGCCATTTAGGCGACGCGGACGATCAGGGCGCCCACGGAAGCGGAGGAGCAACAACCGGCGGATTGGCGATGGCCGCAAGCTGCGCGTCCACGTTGTCCGTCAGCGCCTGCACCTGCTCAGGGCCGAGGGCGGCCTGCACCCAGCCGATGACCTGCGCCTGCGTCAGATCAGCGTACGGGGTGAAGGGCGTACCCTCTTCGTAGGTCAGGCCGACGCTGCCGTAGACCGTGGCAATGTTCACGCCGTCGCTGGCATTGAGACGCCAATGAGCGGTGAACACCACGTCCTGATGGCCGTCCTTCTCAGGATAGCAATCAAGCTGCTCGACAATCCAGTTGTAGCTGTTAGGCATCGGAAGGCACCTCCTGCTGTGCAAGCTGGGCCTGTGCCTGCTCGCGGATCTTGGTCACAAGTTCGAACACGGAGGCGAAAGGCATCTGGCCCAGCGCCTGCATGATCGCGTTGATTTCGTTGAGAGTAAGTTCGAGCTTCACAGGTAATTCTCCAAAACTGTGGTTGGGTAGTACAGGACGCATTTTGCCCGCTCTACCCAACTTTGTCAACAGTAGTTTGTTACGCCCGGAAGTTAGCGGGCCTCCAGAGTTGCAATGCGGGCCTTGAGCGCGTCATTCTCGGCCTTCAATTCCTGCACGGCGGCGACGAGGTGGACGACGATCTTGGAGTAGTCCACGCCCTGCGCCTTGATGGAGCCGTCCTCGTCAACCGCATCCTTTTCGCCACTGACGGCGAGTGGGATGTGTTCCGCAAGCTCGTGCGCGATGAAGCCTTCGCCGTGGCTGTTATCCACGTTCCACTTGTAGGTGGACGGCTTGAGCGCAGCGATAGTGGCAAGGCCGCCAGCCAGCGGCTGCACGTCGTGCTTGAGGCGGTAGTCGGAGGAAGTCACATAGGCCGTTGAACTATTGTCACATGTGATGCGGCCAATTTCGCCCTTGTTGTGTTGGAACGAAATTAGCGTCGCTGTACCCGAAAACGTTTTATTCAACTCAATTCTGGGGTGCGCGTTACCGCCCACCGTTGGCCTAAGCTCAATACCAGAAACATTGCTGCCAAGGCTTGATGTCCCGACCAAGAAGTTGCCGCTGCTGTCGATGCGGGCGCGTTCGGTGGTGGACTGGCGCAAAACGATGGGTGCCGAACTGGTGCCGGAACTCATGAAGAGGCCGTTGACGACAGCCGGGCCGCAACCAAGGTCGAAGGTGGCACCACCAGCGCCGTCCTCAAACAGAGTCCAGAGCGCGTAGGAGTTCGTGGTGCCGGTGACGAGGTCGTACCGCGCTGCCGTGCCGACAGCCGTAGAGGCGTTTTCTACGATGATGCGGCGCGTATCGGCAGCACTACCCCGCACCGTCAGCATCGCGTCCGCGAACGAACTGGACGTACCGATCAGGACGTTGCCCGCTGCGTTAATCCGCATGCGCTCGACACGGCGATCCGAAGTGCGAGACCCCGGAGGCGTGGTCCCAAATGCGATATAGGAACCGCCGTCAGGCTGGTGAACAAAGAATGCGTGCGAGTCCGTAGTGCCAAGGTTGTTCTGAGTGTCAATATAACTAAAAGTTTCGGCCAAGGCGCTATTGTTGTTGTTCTGAAGGGTTACACCTTGGAATGTGCCGCCGTAGTTCCCAAACCGCACAAACCCAGCGACATCCAACCGCGCAACCGGGTTCGACGTACCGATGCCCACGTTGCCGTTGGAGTTAATGCGCATGCGCTCATTGGCACCGCCAGTATAAAACACCGCGTATTCGGTTGCGGCTAGGCCAACTTTGTTAGTGCGCAGCACAATCTCGTTGGCTGGCGTCACCGTCAGCGTAGCCAAGCGGCCATCTGTGCCAGAGAAGGTCAGGCCGCTAACGGCTGCCGTTGCGTTGATCTTGATGAGTTCTTGGGCGTCGAAGTTTGCGGGGCTGCCGGGAACAACGCCGGTCAACTCCAACGAGCGCGCAATAGTGGATACGCCAGTCAGCCCGTTGTTGTTGATTGTTAGCCGGGCAGCGGGTGACACCGCATTGGTATAGAAAATGTGGTTCTCTGCGCGGTAGCCAAGAATGCCGCCAGCAATACCGAAACCGTATATGGCGCTGCCGTCGTCGAACAGCCGGATTTTGTTGGCGTCAAAGCCGTTGGCTGCGGTCGCATTGTCGAAGGCAAGCCGCGCGTTGGCTACGCCCGTACCGATAGCGACGTTGCCGTCGGAAGTGATACGCATGCGCTCAAGGTTGTTAGTCCAGAAAATGGCGGGCTGCGTGGCTACGTTGCGAATGTGGAACGCGCCCGCATTCTCTTGGTAAATAGCCCCATTGCTTACGCCGTTACGATAAAACGTAATCGCATTAGGTTGCGTACCCGTGGCGTTAAGGGCTATCAGCGGGTCAGCAGAGGCGTTTGCCACCGTCAGAGGCGCAATAGGCGCAGACGTGCCGATGCCGACGTTGCCGCCCGCAGTGATCCGCATGCGCTCGACATCGCTGGTCGTGGTCGTGATCGCGATGAACCCGCTATCTAGGTTCTTCAGGAACAGACTGCCTTGAAACTGCCCCAAGAAAGCGTTCTGCGTTCCCGACCCAGCACGGCAAAGCTGAATGTTCGCACCGTCTACGTTGCCGCCGTTGATAGCAGCGAACGAGCCGCCGCTGCCCGTTGCGCGAACAGCCGGACTGACATCCAGTCGCGCGGCAGGAGACGCCGTACCAATACCGACATTGCCGGTGTTATCGATACGCATCCGCTCAGTCGGAGACGAAGCGCCGTCTGCGGTCGTGCTGAAAACGAGGCGGCCGGGCATGTCATTGGTGCCGGGAGTGCCATCGACATCAGCGCGGATCTGCGCAGCGATAACATCTGCCGTCCCGTCCGAGCCAGCGAAGTTCCACGTCCCGAGAGCATCGCCAGAAGCCACTACGGCGAAGCTGCCATTCGCGGTGCCACGGCTCTTGGACGTAAAGAACACCGGCCCGTTGGCGTCATTTGTGTTTCGGACAATGGCCGAGCGAGCGGCAGCGGCGCGCTCAATCAGAAACTCAGGAGCTTGCCCGGCAATAGTGCGTTGTGTCGTGGTCCCAAGAAAAACGTTTCCGTTAAAAAAGTTAGGCGCGGTGCCGCTGGCATAAAAACCAAATGTAGCGCCGCCGCCGGTCGCCGTGTTGACGTTGGAGAGGAAGCCAAACGCCGAACGGCCTGCGGTGACCGCAGCGGTGTCTTCAGCCGTGAAGCCGCTGTTGTTGGTAGCGCCAACCAGCGACGCGTCCGCCCGAAAGCCATTTTGGCGGCTTACCGTGCCGCTGAAGGTAGATTGCTGCGCTTGGTAGCCGTTAATGGTGCTGTATGTTCCGGCAACGCAACTGGCAGCAGAAAGGAAGTAGTCAGCCCGTGAAGTGACGCCGGACTGCACTTGGCCGTCAGAAACGACACCGGAAGAGAAAGTGTTGCCCGCAATGTTGCGGCCTACGCGAAGCGTGTGCTGTACCGGAGAGGCGAAGCCAATGCCAACGCTGCCATTGCTATCGATCCGCATACGCTCAGTCGGCGACGAAGCCCCGTCAGCCGTGGTGCTGAACACCAAGCGGCCCGGCATGTCATCGTTGCCAGGGGTGCCATCAACATCGGCACGAATTTCAGCCGCCTGCGAGATGAGGTCTGTGCCGTCAGACCCGGCCCACCTAATCGCACCCAAGCTGTCGCCGCTGCTCACAACAGTAAACTGCGACGCAGATGTTCCTCGTGATTTTCCAAGAGCAAAGACGGCACCGGATGCGTCATTGCTAAATCGGGAAAATGAGGCGCCACCAGAGCCGCCAGCAGGATCGCCAAGTACAATGGACTGAAACTGGCGAGCGATGCCGCTGCCGACGGGGACGGAACCAGTAAAGCCAATCCTGACTTCACCGTCAGGGCCAATTACAAACGGCGTCGCATCCGGGTTCGCGCTGTCCTCGACCACCAGCGCGTTGCCGGTGCCGGTCTGGGTAATACGCACCGCGTCGGACGAGGAGTTGACGGAGACGTTGACGCGGACGCCACCCGGGGCAACACCGATGCCAAGGTTGCCGGAGGAGTCGAGGCGCATGGATTCGACGCCGCCTTCGGTGAAGGCGATGGTGTCGGCGGCCGGGAAGAAGATGCCCGTGTTGGTGTCGCCCGTCGGGAAGAGGGCAGGAGCGGCGGCAGAGCCGGCGGGCAGCACAAGGACGTCGGTCGCGGAGGAGCGCACATATGCAGCCACCACCGAGACTTCGGCGCTGCGAGACGCACCGTTCTGGTTGATTTCGAATTGGTTGGTAGCCGAGACGGCAGTTGCCGTGGTTAGCTGGGAAATCTTAATAAAGGGCATAGAAGGGGCCTCCGTCTAGCGGAAGAGTATAACATACATCGGCAGGACAATCAAGCCGTTCCACATGTAATGGGCCTTTCGGATCAGGTAGTTACTCATCGGGGTCGGCCTCTGGAACCTCGTCGTCGCCGAAGACCGCATCGAAGGCGGTGTCGACCATGCCCTTGATCAGGCTCCTCGAAAAGGGTATGGACGTCAGCCCGAACGAGGTGTCATCCTCCCAAGCGATGAGAACGGCGCGGGGCGACTTGGCTAGGACGCGCGAGATGGCCTCTAGAAGCCGCCGGTCGATGTCGGTAGCCTCTAGGAAGTCCTGAATAGCTGAGTCCCGGTCGACGGTCACGGCGCAGCTTACTCCTCTAGTTCGTCGAGGAACCCTTCGAGCGGGTCAGCTTCGTCGTCTTCTTCGTCTTCGGCCTCGGCAGCCTCCATGATCTCCTCGATCAGGTCCTTGGCAGCAGCCGCAGCGTCACCGATGTTGGTGATTTCGAACTCTTCGAGGTAGTCCGGCTCGTCATCGTCGGATGCGACCGTGAAGATCCAGACGCCGTCGTCGTATTGCACCGTAAACTGCATGCCAAAGGTCCCAAAAGCTGAAGGCCGATAGGAATACTACCCTACCGGCCCCCATAAGTCAAGCGTCTAGCGTGCGATTGGCTACTGCCCTGAGAACATTTGCCTTTTGCTCTTCAGAATAGGATCGCCAGCCAGCAATTTCTTCAAGACTACGCCTGCAACCAGTGCAAAAGTAACCAGCAGGGGTAGCAAAAGTACTACATTCTCCACAACACGGGCTCCTTACCTTAGCGGATGGGGCAGGCGCCGGTCGCACACTCGCTTCCGGTGTCAATTTCGAACTCCTGCTCATCAGTTTCGGCCTGCGCAGCCCCTTCCAGCGGCTTCAGCGTGTCCGCATAGGCCCGGAAGGTCTCTTCGTCCACCACTTCCTGCGGCAAATACAGGTAGCCGAGGTCCTTGGCGGTCTTGGTGGGGTCAGTCCGGTACAGGAAGCTGACGCCGACGTAGTTATCCCAGTTCTTGTGCAGCCAAGACGCCGCCGCAGCCGCCTCTTCAGGGCTGTAGCTAATGGTGACCGAGCAGTTATGGTCCACGTAGTTGTCCATCAGCAGCTTGTAGCGGTCCAACTGGGCGACAGCCGGCTCCAGATTCACGAACTTGCCATCGACCTCGTCGAACCGGACGTTCTCATAGGCGACGGGGAACGTGACCAGAACGGCATCAGGGCTGGACGGGTCCTGAAACACGCGGTAGTTGGCGGCGATCAGCTTCTCGACGTAGGGATCATGCTTCGAGAACCGGACATTATTGAAGATGTACTTGCCGAGCGGCTTATGCACACCTTCCGTGGTGTCCATGATCTTGGACAGGGTGCCCGACGGCTTGACCGTAGTGACCGCCTTGGGGCGGGGGAGGCCCAGTTCGTCAGCCATACCGAAGGCAGCAGAGCGCGCAGACTCCCGCAGTTCCGACCAAGCGAAGGCATCGTACGCATGATCCCACTCGGCCACGCCCGTCACGCCTACACCGCACAGGCGCAGGAACTCGTTGTTCTCGTGCCAAGCCCGCTGAAGCACGCCGTCCACCAGATTGACGCAGGTCTGGCGGTAGTTGGCGCGAGCCAGAAGCTGCACGGTACGCCACAACTTGCGGATGTTCTTGCCGTTGAAGTGGCTCAAATTAATTTCAACAAGGTTGCAGAAGCCCTTGTTGGGCAGCAGGATCTCGGCGCAGGGATTCACGCCCGAAATCCACGGGGCGCGGCGCTTGCCTTCCACCATGTTGATGAAACCCGGCTCAGAGCCGCCAGCCTCCTGCATCAGGTCGAACAGTTCCGTGATGTCCGCATGCGTAGGATACGACTTGAACATCACCGAGTTGTTGGACTGCTGCCGGTGGAAGTTGTTGTGGACCCAGAAGTCCTTCTTTGCCTTAGCAAACTCCACCCACTCTGGATCGCCATGCGGAACCAGTGCGATTTCCGCCGAGCGACGTGAGGAGAGGGTCGTGCCGAGGTGGTTGAGAACATCGAGGATGTCAATACGGCTGAGAAGCTGGCCTGCCCGCGCGTTAAGGATTTGGGCAAGTCTCTCAAGTGCCGGCGCGAAAGTCTCGTCGCCGCTCGAAATCCACCCATACCCGGCAAGACGCTCGCCGGCCGGACGAATCTGGCTGAAGTCAAGTCGAAGCACATCAGCCTTCCGCTTGCCAGCCAGCACCTTACCCACCGACTTGGCCCAGGCTTCGGCGCTGTCGCCAATACCAATAGTCCAGACGGTCTTGCCGTGTTCCTGCGTATACGTCTCGACATTGGTTTCGCGACCCTTCTTCTGCTCAAGCTGGGCCCGCTGGCTACGGACAAGCTCGATTTCCATGGGCGCCGTGAAGCCGTTCAGGGTACCGACGACCGGCTCGAAGCCGACGCCGCAGCCCTGAAGCAGGAGCCAAAACGCATCGACGACGTCGTGGACGGTCTCGATCTTGGTGAAGGCACAGTTGAACATGGAGGCTTCGCGCTTCTTGGCGACGGCCGTGCCGCCCAGCCACAGCGTGCGACCGGACACCGAAGCCGAGCGGTTCAGCAGGACTTCGCGCAGTTCCTCCAGTTCGTTCTCCTGCGCGGAGGTCAGCGGCTTGTCGCCAAGGGCACGCTGCCACAGCCAACGCTGATGGCTAACGACGCGACCCACAATGTCTTCCCACGATTCGAAGCCGCCAGCCGGCAGGGGCCGAGCATAGGTGCGACGGATGATGGTTGCGGCACGCGCGGACGGCGTACGCATTTCGGGTGAATTGCGCATAAAGGCTCCAGATGGGGTGAAAGATGACTACTATACCAGAGGGCGAACCAGATTGCTAGTCCGTCTCGCCCGGGAAGATTACCTTGGCGGCATCAAGAAGTTCGCCTCGCCGCTGCGATCTAGCCCCCAACTCGGAGGCCAGAAGACGCAGCGTGAACGCAATGCCTTCGGGGGTATAGCCCTTCCGGCGCAGCATGACAATAAGGTTTTCGACAGGTTCAGCCATTGGTCAGCGCCTTCCACGAATAAGGGAACAGACGTTCCATGTCGGGCCCGATCTTCTCGACAATAGCCCGGGTTTCGCGCTGGGCATCCGGCTTGACCCGCAGACCCCACACCCGCGCCCAGCCGAGCAGGGACCCGGTCCAGTGCCACTCAGTATACATGTTCTGGGGCAGGATCATGCGGGCCTGTTCAGCGCAGCAGCCTTCCGCTACCATGCGCTTGTAATCCCACACCAGCGACCGAGCAGCAATGTCGACACGCTCTGTGACACCGTATTTGTCGTCCCACTGCTGGTCGGTGCTGCCCTGCTTGATGTCATCGGAGCCCCTGCGCCACTCTGGCGGCCAGTACAGCTCGGGGGTGTCCTTGACGTAGCGCCGGCTGATCTCGGACCACACGAAGCCAACCTGGTGCTTGGCCAGTTGCCGGGCTACGAAGATTGGCGCCTTGAAGTGAAAGCTGACGTGGGGGTGCGCGAAGGGCAGTTCGTGCTTGTGGCGGGCCAGATAGTTCAGGAGGCGCGCATCCTTGTCAGGGCGGAACTCCGAGACCCGCTTACCGAACGACACGCGAGCCGCGTTGACGCAAGTCAGGTCGTCCCCGTAGTGGCCCAAATAGGTCACATCCACCGATAGCTCTCCTCGTTGATGGGAGAAACAATCTAGTGGGTGACCGGCAGTCTGTCAAGGAAAGGGGCAGACCCTCACGCTTTAGGTCCGCGACGTACTGGCATCGCGACGGCCGAGCATTCCCAACCGTATCCAGATCGTTGACCCCGCCAGATATACTAACGGGGGTGCCGCCGCCTATACAGAATGCAAGGGCGGCGGCGTCGGGTTGGTATCCCAGTGGTAGGACCATCCCGGAAGAAAACCAACCCGTACTCCTTGCGGCGCAGAGGGGTTGGCCAAATTAGAAAGGTGGGCGGGCCGCCGGCAACTAAGCTAGACGACCCGCCCGAAGCAGAGGTTCCTCTGCACAGACACTAGCACTATGTCGAAGTACAGTCTACTAAAGTGCGTCAGCATACTGCAACACGCTGACAAGGAGGAATATAGTACATGCGGGGCTGTTTGTCAAGTGCGCTACGCGAGGGACCCGCTGGGCGCAGAAGGTGTGGCAAAAATACCACAGTTGCATTCCAGCTAGACTTTTAGTACTATGTAGTCTACCTTCCAGAAGTCCACCCGAAATCCTGTAGCGTAGTTGGCAGTGAGGATAGGTGAACGTGCAAAAAGCTTCTTCACCTCCCGGCGCCGGCTAAGTCATTGATTTCATTGGAAAGGTGAGAAAGGTGAGCGAGTGAGCGACTTGCGGGAAACTTTTCTTATATATTCTTCTTTCTTCCTTATAAAAAGGTAGTCGCTCACCACCCTCACCATTCTCACTTTGGGCTTACGCCCTTGATATATGAGGCTTTTTTAGGTGAGCGTCCAGTGAGAATCCTTTTGCACCCTCACCGCCGGCTTTGCGTAGCTTTCGGCACGTATCCTTTCATAGCGCGTAGCGTAATGTAAGGCAAGTGACATTAGGGTGCGGCAATTGTCACCGGTTACTGGTCGTTACGAATGCGGAATGAGTTATGTGCTTGACGGCCGGGCTGGACCCCGCTATAGTTAGTGCAGCTTTAGGAGGGCGTAGCAATGCTCAAGTACTTTAAGCCGGAGTACCGGATCGTGCGGGACTTTTGGGCGGGCTATGAAGTGCAGGTTCGGTATTGGTACTGGCCGTTCTGGGACACGCTGAGTTGTGCTACGCATGCGACGCCGCTGGAGGCATCCGACTGGTTGAAGGCTCGGCTTGAGCGGGAACGGTGGTCGCTGTATTTGGGGAGGATGTGATGGCGATTCCGTTGAGGGTGGTGCAGTTTTATACGCTGGACGAACAGGACGAGCGGGTTTACACGGGGTACACGCTTCAGGTGAAGGGCGTGGACGGGTGGGTGGATGTGCCCGTTGTTAGTGTGGAGGAGGGGAAGGGGATGCCGGAATGAGGATGGGGTTTAAGGAGGCGCTGCTGGTGACGGTGTCGCACAGGGGCTGGACCTTTGAGTGGGTAGAGTGGACCCGGAGGCGGGAGTGGACTAGGGGATGGGAGTTGACGAAGTAGGGGATTGTGGCAAAAGTGTGACAAACTCCAAAAATACGCGCGAATCTGGTAGGGGTATTCTGACTGACGACACAGCCGGGCCACATTTTCCAGCCTCCCTGTGGCCTACCCTCTACAAAATACAGTATGCCGTATACGGTTCGGTTGCGTACCAAAGCTCCCCCGTTCCGGTTCCGCAACATGCCGCCGCCGGAAGGTAGACCGCATACCGTATACAATGCCTGGCCGGAACATGCTGCTACCGGAACGCGCCGGGCGCATATCGTTATGTTTTTCTAACGAGCCGGTTTCGTTCTGATCCGGGCGCGGAATACCCCTTGACATGGAATATCTTCCTGGCGGTAGGCTTAAATGCCTGGCCATGGGTATTCATAAGCGGAAGTGATAAATACAGGGTTATTCATTTGCCATTAGGTAACCATCCAGTTACTTGTTCTAGGCCCCTTGACAGCCCCGCGCCCCTCACCTATGCGCGCGCGCGTTCCTTCCTTATCACGCAAAAAACCCCATGCACCCCCCGCATAGCAGCCATGCAAAATCAGCTAGTGACCGCCCCCGCAATCCGTGGTCAAACCATTTCCACCGGCGAGGCAATCCCGCCCCGCCCCTCGCATAAGGTTCCGCCCTATGTCTCTCTCCGCTCTACTCGGCGCCCTAGCCCGCGAAGCTAATAGTGCCGCTATCATGGTAGAAGAGGCCGGCGTTTCCCGTGTGGGATACTGCGCCCGCAAGGCTGAATTGTTCCGGCTTGCGGCCGACGGATTCGCACAAGCCGCCGCTCTCGAAACGGAAAGCGACGCCGCCCGCCAAATGTGGCAGCACCGCGCCACTAAAGCCGCCGCAGCCGCCGCGTCATGGTCCAGTTACGCGGACCATTGGCTAAAGCATGAAGCCGCCGCCTTCGAACCCGCCTAACATTCCGGCTTCCGGGTGGCTTGCCACCCGGTTTCCCGAATGGTAGACCATTCGAGTCGCAACCTAGCATAAGGCTCCGCCCTATGTCCTACATGCCGCCAAACGTCCTATGTGTGGACGTATCATCTAATGGCAAGCTTGGCCCGATGCCGGCCACCTATTCGGCAAGCGCCACGTGCCCGAACGCATGCCCGCTGAAAGATGAAGGCTGCTATGCCGGCGCCGGCTTCCATACGCGCCAAGCTTGGCGCCGCGCCGATGGCCACGGATCGCAAACTAACGTGCGCACGTGGTCGGATTTCCTCGCATGGGTTTCCAAGCTTGGCCGAGGCTTGCGCTGGCGCCACAATACGGGCGGCGATTTGCCCGGCGTGCGCGACCGGCTAGACGGGCTCGCGTGCATTGACCTAGCCCGCGCCGCCTCCGGCACTGATCCAATCATCTTCACGCATTATCCCATCTTGCCCGAGGATGTGCGCACGCCCGGCATAGATGCGGAGGAAACCGCGCGCCATAACCGCCTAACGCTTCGCGCCATGGCGTTCTATGGGATTGCCGTGAATATCTCCGCGAATAGCCCGGAACACGCATCCCGTATCCGCGCCGCGTGGCCGGAATTCCCCGTTGTCATGGTCGCCGACCTAGCCGAGGGCGAGCGTCACAAGCTTACGCTTGACAATGGCGACAAGGCCGACACGTGCCCGGCCACTATCGCCGGAAGCACCACGACATGTGCGGATTGCGGGCTATGCGCCGCCACCAAAGCCGCCAAGCGCAAGGTTTCAATCATCTTTCCGGCGCATGGCACGGGCGCCAAGAAAGCCCGCGTTGTGATCCGCCGCTCCGCCACCATTGCCTAACCGGAAAGGAACCCGCCCCAATGGCACGCGATATCTTTGTGTTCGAATTGTCAACCATGCTGGACATATGTGCCGGCTTAACGGAAAGAGGCCACGGCTTTGAGGTGACGTGGCATGATCACCAATGGCGTGTCCGCTTGACCGGCGCCTTCTAGCCTTCCGGTTTCCTAGGGGTGCGCCCCTAGGTTCCCCGAGTGCTAGTGCATTCGCCCGTAACCCTTTGCATAGGATAGACCTATGTCCATCGCTGGCCGAATTGTCGGGTGCGCCCATGGTGGCGTGTGGTATGAACCGCCCGGATACTATTGCGATTTCGCAATCGGTTCCGCGCGCCGGTCATGGTTCGCCACGCGCGAAGCCGCCGAGGCATATCGTGATGAACAGCGCATTGCGCTTTCTTCACAAATCCGTAACTTGCAACTGCAACTGGAAGCCGTCTAGGCTCCGCTCGCAACCTCTCAGCATAAGGCTCGCCCTATGTCCCTCTCAGCTACCGCGCAAGCCGCGCTTGCCGCCGCCCTTTCCACCCGTGGCCCCAACAAGGGCAAGCTGCTGCGCTCCGCGCCCAAATCAAACACGCATGCCTGTGCCGCGTGGCAAGGGGCCATGCTGTCCGTCAACCCCTTCAAGGCTAGCATCTTCGCGCTGATCATGATGGACGACATCCAGCGCGCCATCTTTGGCGAGGTGCAGGCACACTTCGACGCCATGCCAAAGGCCGAGCGTATCAAATTCGACAGGGACCGCGCCACCCTTGAAGCCTGCGGCGTTTGGTAAGGAACCCGACCCATGTCCGAATATCCGACCGACGATGCGTCCATGGCAATGCGCTACGCGCACCATGCTGCCGAGCAGGTAGAGATGTTGCTCGACCGCTACTGGGGCGATGCCGGCTCCGATCCTGCCATGGTCCACGCATGGTGCGACACGCTAGAAGCCCTCGCAAAAGAGATTGTGCGGGAGATAGGCGAACCAGCGGAGCGCCTGCCCTGCGGCGGCCTAGTGAAACGCAAACCCTAAAAGGGGGCCGACAAGATGGACAGTATACGATCCGCCTGGCGGAGGGATAAGTGCGCCCGCGTGGTATCCGTGGAGCTATGGGAGGGGGACACCCTCCTGCTAGACACGGCTGCCAGCGAGGACCCCGAGGCTGCGCTTGATCATCTGCTGCGGCTGGCCCGCGATTACTACAGGGCGCCGGCATGGGATGACACGTTGCCCCCGGATTTTGCGCTTGCCTCCGCATATGCGGACCACATAAGCTAGTCCACGCCAACGAGAGGAGACACGTGCCATGCGTGTTCTGGTAGCCTGTGAATACAGCGGAACCGTCCGCGATGCCTTCCGTGCCCGAGGCCATGACGCATGGTCCTGCGACCTGCTGCCGACCGAACGCCCCGGCCCCCACTATCAGGAAGATGTGCGCGAGGTGATCGCCGACATGCAATGGGACCTGATGATCGCCCATCCCCCATGCACACATCTCGCCGTGTCCGGTGCCCGCTGGTGGAAGGACAAGCTCTTCGAGCAGGGCGAAGCCTTGGATTTTGTGCGCTTCCTGATGGACGCACCCATCCCGCGCATCGCAATCGAGAACCCGGTCAGCAAGATCAGCACCGCCATCCGCAAGCCGGACCAAATCATCCAGCCTTGGCAATTTGGGCATGGCGAAACGAAAGCCACCTGCCTGTGGCTGAAAGGCTTGCCCAAACTGGTGCCGACTGATATCGTGGACGGGCGCGAAGCCCGCATCCATATGATGTCGCCCAGCGCAGACCGTTGGAAGGAACGCAGCCGCACCTATCAGGGCATCGCCGACGCAATG